CAGGCAACATAGATGCTGGAGATATTTGTTTATACGGAATTAATTAATAATAATAAGGAGAAACAATGCCAAGATATCATAATATAAATGGTGAAAGAGTGCAGTTTACAGCTGAAGAAGAAGCTGCTAGAGATGCCGAAGAGGCTGCTTGGGAAGCTGGTGCTTTAGGAAGAGCACAATCTAGTCTTAGAGCTAGAAGAAATCAACTATTAGCTGAAACTGACTTTTATGCTTTATCTGATGTTACTATGTCGGATGATATGAGAACATACAGACAGGAGTTAAGAGACTTACCTGAAGGTAAAGACACTGTTGAAAAATGTAATAATGTTACATGGCCAACTAAACCATAATAACAATGGCTCGTGTTAATTTTAAAAATTTTACACCACGACCTAAACCTAAAAAGAGACCAAGGGTACACAAGAAGAATAAAAATAAATCAGAGAAACGAATGTTTAAAAAATATAATCGACAGGGGAGATAATGGCGACACCAGACGAAGTACAATTACAAAAAGGTGCAATAACACCTGCTCAAACAGAGCAAACAGGTAGTCAAAAAGCTGTTAGTTTAATAGATAGTTTAATAACACAACCTAGTTTACCAACAGGTACAACTCTATCACCACAACTACAAAATATAGCACCAGCTGAATTAATGGGAACTGCAGGTGTTACTGGAACTCTAACTGCAGCTACACCAACTACAGCTGCTGCTCCAACTATAGCTGCACCCAGTACATTAACTGGAACTCAAGTAGCAACACCAACAGCTGCTACAGCACAGACTATAACTCCTGCCACTGTAACATCATTAACTCCTACAATGACTGCTGCTACAGGTACAGTTACTCAACCTATGACTGCAGCTCAAGGTGCTATAACTTCTGATGCAACAATAAAAGGACAATTAGAAAGTTTACAAACTGAAGTACAAACTGCATTAAATACAGGTAACCCTTTACCAGTATGGGCTAGAGGTGCTGCAAAAGCTACTGAGGCTGCAATGGCTAATAGAGGCCTAAGTGCAAGTTCAATGGCAGCTGAAGCATTAGCAGAAGGAATAATGAATGCAGCTATACCAATTGCTGCACAAGATGCTAATACATATAAGCAGATGATATTTCAAAATCTGTCTAATAATCAACAAGCAGCTATTACAAATGCACAAGCATATCTTAAAATGGATCTGTCTAATTTATCTAATAGACAGCAAGCTAATTTACAAAATATAAATACTAGACAAAATTTTTTATTATCAGATCAAGCAGCTTCTAATGCTGCATTTCAGTTTAATGCAACAAGTCAAAATCAAGTTAATCAATTTTATTCTAAATTAAGTACAACCATAGCAGATCAAAATGCTGCAAGACTTGATGCAATGAAAAAATTTGCAGAAGCAGAAACAAGTAAAATTAATGCATTAAATGCACAAAATACAATTGCAGTTAATGAAGCTAATGCAAAAAGAGAAGATACTATAAATAGATTTAATGCAACATTAGAAAATCAAAGACAACAATTTAATGTAGCAAATCAAAGAGAAATAGACCAATCAAATGTAGTATGGAGAAGAGCAATTAATACAGCTAACACAGCTGCAACAAATGCTGCTAATCAAACTAATGCACAAAACTTATTAAATCTTTCTAATTGGGGTTTATCATCAGTATGGCAACAATGGAGAGACGAAGCATCATGGGTTAATACTTCTTCAGAAAATATGGAAAATAGAAATCATAACTTAGCTATGGCAGCACTAGAAAGATCTACTGCTGTAGATTTACAAGATAGTGCATCAAAAGATGCAATGTATCAAATGATTGGTAAATTTGGTTTTGATTTACTAACAGGTAAATAGGAGAATAAATGATAAAAGATATAGTACAAGGAGCAGTTAAAAGTGCAGCTAACTGGGTAGGAACTACAATAGGTGGAGAAACAGGTGGAAAAATAGCTGATAAAATAACAGGTTCATTGTTTGAAAGACAAGGAGTTGGTGGTGAATTTGAAGTAATAGATACTAGAGTCACGCCACCTAGTGTTGGTGGATCTTTAATGGGATTTAGATCACCAGGTATGGCTAAAAGAACTAGCACTAGAGGTATGATTAGTCCTGTTAAAACTGTAGATGCTGATACTATAAATGCTGAATGGAATTATAGATTAAAAAGATATCTAGTTGATATGAGATATTTTAGTAGAAAATCATAGGAGAAAATATGGATCAATTTAAAGAAGGTCAAGATAATCCGTTTGATGCCCCAGTACCTGGACAAGGTTTAACTGATACACCAGGTAATTATCCTTGGGAGCATCCACCGCAATTTACGGATACATCAGAAGCTGCAGATTTTGTATGGGAAAGATTACATAGACCAGAGTTTGCAGAAAGAATTTTAGCTATGCTAGATGCAGGTATACCTGTAGAAGCAATAGGAAGAATTATAATCTTTAATGGATTCATGGAAGGTAAATGGACTCCCGATGTAGCTTTTATAATTACAGAACCAATAATGAAAATGATTGTAGCTATGGGCATGAGAGGTGGTGTAAAAAATTTTAGAATGTCTATGGGAGATATTACTAATAACAAAGATATGCAAGCTATTACTAAAATTAAATTAAGTAATTTAGAAGCTAAGAAAGCTACACAAGCTGCAACAAGTGTTAAAAAAGATATTAAAAAAATAGAAAGTAAAGGTTTAATGGCTAAACCTGAAAAACAGGAGACAGAATAATGAGTGCTTTAAGAGGAATATTTACAGGATATCTTGGTGCTAAGATAAGAGATACAGAAGCTGCAGATCAATTAAAGGGTAGAGTATTAGAATCAGCTGGTACAAATTTTTATACAAATATTTTACCTAATCAAATGGAAGCTGAAAATTTAAGAAGAGATAATTATAATTTATTAGCTGCAGAAGATCCTAATCTTGCAGAGTTAGCTGATATAAATAATTTTACAGCATCAAAAGCAGGTATGGAAAAATTTAAAGAGTTTAGAGAAGAAAATAAATTAAAAGGTCCAGATGCATTAAAGAATCTTAATTTTGAAACAGATTACAATACTAGATATACTCAGAGAGGAATAGATTTTAATAAGAAATATCAACCTATTTTAAATCAATTAGGTATAAAAGAAATAGGTGGTATGGGATATAATACAGTAGAAAGTTTAGTTGGTGGTAAAGAGCCAGGCCAGATGAAATCTACAGATATGGCAACAGCACCAGCACCATCTGATAGTTTTGCTAGTACTCAGTTGTCTGATTATTTTGTATCTCAACCAGCAACTTTTCAATTACCAGAAACAGAGTTTGCTAAAGTTGCACAAGGTTATGGTTTTCAAGATTCAATAAAATTTTTACCTGATGGTGGTGTTGATTTTACTTTTCCAGGAGAACAAAGAACTAAGTACAATGCATTAAGAACTGAAGCAAATGAAGTGGCATCTGCATTTATAGATGAAGGTAAAAAAGTTAATGTAGGTTTAGCTGTAGAAAAAGGTGCTGAACGTATAGACCAAAAAGTTCATGGGGTATATAGAAGTGCATTTAATGATTACACTAAAAAATCTACAGCACAAGGTGATACAATAAAACCTGGAACAGCAGAATATAAATCTGGCACATATAATGAGAATTTTAATAAAGTAGCACCCACTGATGCAGATAAACAAGATTTTTTTGAAGAAAAATTATTTTCATTAAGTTCAGCATCATCCCAAAGATATTTTGCACTGAGTGCACCAGATAATATTCCAATAACTGTAACATCTAGTGATGGTAAAAAAACAAAACAAACTACACTAAGAAAATATTTACTAAGTCTAGTACCAACTAGTTTTTAATATGTATAAATTATCTAAAGGAGATTTAGCTGTTAATCAGTCAGCGTCCATAGATCAGTATGCTGGTTTAAGTAGAGAAGAGATAGAAAAAAATAAAAATATATTTTTTAGAAGCGGTGATGATATAGCACCAACAGATGATGTAAAAATAAAACAACCTAATGTGCAAGTAAAACCAGATACTGCAAAAAATGTAATACCCATACAATATAATACAGATGGATCTTTAAAATATACTTTTGATAATATATATGATAATAAAAAATTAGCATCTGTTGCAAAAGATTATTACACAAATAGAGATCGTGAAACTTATACTGATAAAGAAGCAATAGACAAATTTATATCTGATAGAACTTGGAATCAAGCTAATACATTAGCAATGGGTAAGGAGTTTATATATGTCACTGGTAATGATTTTACAAATGATCAAAGAGCTAGATTATCATACTTAACTAGATATTGGGATGAGTTACCTAATTTTTATGAAGAAGGCGGTAGAGGTTTTGTTTCTGGATTAGCACAAAATTTAAAAGTGGGAATATTAGATCCTTTAAATATAATTGGTGTTGGTGTTGGTGGTATTGTAAGTAAAGGTGTTGCTAAAAAAGCAGGGCAAGAATTAATTAAAAGTCAGCTTAAAAAACAAACTAAGAAAAAAACTCTTGATGATGTTAAAAAGAAAAAAGTTATAGATGATATTGTAAATAGTCCAGAAAAATTTGCAGAGTTAAGTTCTAAAGTTAAAAATGAAGCACTTGTAAAAGGTTCATTATCTATGGCAGGTGTAGAGGGTGCAGGATTTGGAACGATTGATATTGCTAATCAACTTGTAGAAAAAGAAATAGAATTAAGGGAAAGAATAGATCCAGTAAGAACTGGAACTATAGCATTTACAGCAACAGGTCTTGGATTTTTTATACCATTTGCAGGTGGTAAATTAGCTAATAAATTTACTAATTTAAAACTTGCAAAAAATAATAATTTACCTACAAAAAATTTAAAAAAACATTCTAAAAAACAACCAAATAATACTGGTAAATCTGAAGATAATATAGGTAAATTTAGTAGGGGAGCTAGTAAAGTTAAATCTAATTTAGCTGATCAATGGGATTTTATAAAAGTATTACAAGAAGAAATGACTGGTGTAAAAGGAGATGTTACTGCATTAAGAAAATTATATAGCTCAAAAGATTTTAAAGTTGATCCTATATTACAACCTTATTTTCAATTAAGAATGTTGGCATCTTCTGGTACTAGAGCACATGCTTTTATTCAAGAAGGTGTACATTTACCACCGAGTGCTAATGCAAAATCAGCTAGCTATATTAAAGGTAAAAGTATGGGATTACATGAATTACTAGATCCTTTAGATAAAGCTAATGAAGTAAATGAATTTTTAAATTATGTTGCATCAAAAAGAATGAAAGCTATTGCTAAAAGAAGACCTAAGTTAGATAAAACATTACCAATTGATAAAATAACTAGACAAGAGTATATAGACTTTGCAGAGATGACACCTACAGCTTATAAAAAAAAGTATGGTGAAATATTAACTAGAAAAAGTAATTTTAAAAAAGCACTTGAACAATACAAAGTATTCACAGATGAGTTACTAGAATATCAAGTACAATCTGGATTAATATCTAGAAAAGATGCAAGAAAAATTATTAAAGAAAATCCTTTTTTTATACCACTTACTAGAGAAACCGAAAAAATTGGTATGATAACAGCTGCTGGTAGGCAGACTAGAAAATTACTAGGTATTGCTAGACCAGGTGCTGTAAAACTTGCAACACAAAAACAAGAAGGTGATTTAAATTTATATAAAAATTTATTAACTTATACTTATCAAACTGTTTTAGCAGGAGATAGAAATAGAGCAAAATTATCTTTATATAATATGATAAATCAATCTGCTAAATTAAATCCAGATAAATTTGGAAATATTGTAAGTTTAGTTACTCCAGATCGAAGAGTTAGAATTGAAAATATAGCAATAGAAAGAGTAGTAAAAGCATATAAAAAATCTGGTGCTAAATTTGATCCAGAAAAAGATGTTGTAGCAAAAGTTGGAGCTAAAAGAAAAGATCAATTAAGTAATTTAGATAGTCTTGATGTTATAACATTTGCAAATACATTTAAAGCTGGTGATGATGCTGCATCAGAATTTGCAGATATTGTTTATAGAAATGGTAAAGCAGAAATATATGAAGTACAAGATCCTAATTTAGCAGGTGTGTTTGATGCTTTAGGTCAGCAGGGTGCAGACAGAGTAGCTTTTGGATTTGGTACAAAGGGTATATTTTCTACATATGCTAGATTTGCATCAAGAGCTATAACATATAGTCCACCATTTGTTGTATTTAATGTTCTCAGAGATACACTTGCGGGTGCTGTAAACTCTGCGTTTGGATTAAGTCCAAGTGGTTTTAAACCAATATACACTAGTGGTAAAGGCTTTATAGATGCAATACAACAAACGCATAATTATAAAAAAGCATTGTTAAATGGTATGGGTTATTCATCTAGAAGAGAAACAGAAGAACTTCAACCTAAAAATATTAAAAATTTAATATCACAAAATGTTGTTACTACTTCAAAAGTTTTAGGCGATGCTAATAATTACTATTCAAATGTAATAAAAAATTTTGGTAAAAAAGCAGGTGGTGGATGGAGGGGATATAAAAAAATTGTAGAGTCTGCAGAGTATGCAACTCGTATGGGTGAATATCAACTAGCAAAAGCTGCAGGATTTAGTGATATGGGTGCTGCATTTTTAGGTAGAGAAGTTTCTACAGATTTTGGAATGCGTGGTAATAATGCTTTGTTAAATGCATTTAGTAGAAA